CGAGTATAGGTTTCTTGTTACTCCGCCTGTGGTTAGTATCAGGTCTAGTGATCCTACTCCTGAGCTCGATCCGGCAGTGGCCGTATACAATACGTAAAAGCCGACAATAGAGCCCGTAAAGCCTAGAGGTATGCCTGCAATAAGGTTGCCGGTCGCGGTGAGGTTCGTCTGCTTGATGCCGCCGAACATTATCTGGCCGGCGTGATACGTCGCGCCCTGCGGTATGCCTATTCCTACACGTATGTCGTGTATCTCACCGGCTCCGCCGCATACATCCTGGCTCATCATCCCAACGATAACGTCGGTTCCGGCTACACCGGGGCCGAGGGTGCCGTTGGTATCGTAAACCTTGAGACCTTGGCCTGGGTTCGCTGTCGTGCCCATATATGCTTTACTGTGCCCGACCTCTGTTACGGTCGCAATATCTCCTGCTGTTGGGTCGTTTTGTAGTATCCCCCACGCCTGATTTGCTGGTACTGTAACCGCTCCGATCGTCTGAGCAGAGGTAGAGGCAATATACATCTTGCCGTCAGTCCCCATCATGACCGCTCTGAATTGCGCTGTGTTAGGGGTGAAAAGCCCTGTGCTTGAAAAGTCTTGCCCAGCTATGTAACTCATTTGCTGGACTGGTGCATCGCCGACCATGATTATCTACCTCCTAAAACACGGGCGAGGTTTTCGTTGTACCCCTCAGGGTCTGCGTGAACGATATCCGTGTATGCCTGTTCGTAGGTGACTGCTCCACCGCTCTTTCTAACGGCTTCTTTTGCCAGGGCGTCCCATCGGACAAGTGGATCCTGTGCGTCAGTACCGCTCTCGGCTTCGGAGCCGAACTCAGCGAACAGATCGCCTTTAGCAAGCATCTCTTCGTGAGCGTCTAAAAGCTGGATAAACCGCTTAAAATGACTCTCGTCCATTACATCCCCTGCATACTTAAGCAGTGGGATGAAGTCCGGGCCCTTCGCAATGTGCTCGTAGGAAGCGGCTTTCTGGACATAGATACGGTCAACCGCATCACTCTCCAGCTTCTCGATCCTTGCGTCTTTCTCTACCATCATGCGGTAGAGCGGACGGACAGCTTTCTGAACGTCCTCTGGCAGGAGGTCGATATCCTCTTTCTTTTCGATCTTTGCGAGGGCTTTTTCAATATCTGTTTTCTTCATTTTCGTAGCTCTCGATTTCGTGGTGCCGTCACCATCACCATCACAACCATCGTCATCATCGTCGTCGTCTCCGTCATCAGCAGGCTTAGAAGCCTTAGCGAATCCAGAGAGTTGAGCGATCTTGTCGAAGGTATCAGAAGGTAATTCATCAGCGACGCTCTTGGTAAGCTTCACTGCGCCTGTTAAGGCTTCATACGCTTCAGGTGGCAGCCCAGGAAATGCTTTTTGTACTTCTTCGCTATCGTTGGTCTCTTGTTTGAGCACGTCGATAGCGAAGGCTGCATCTTCTGATTCTGACATAAAACTAGACTCCGTTAACCCTTTAGTGAGCTTTATGCGCTTACGCGCAGCTCCACGGGTAACCAGATGTACCCCTCCTTCTTTAGAGAGGTTGACATCTTCTAAACGAGTAGGGCCGTGTTCGCCTTTATTTAAAGAGCTAAGGCTAAGTGCATCATTTGAATAATCTTTAGTGTTCACCTGAGCCTTGGTACTCTTCTCGTTTCGCTCGCTTTACGGGCTTTCCGGTATGCGTAACCCATTTCCATCGATACTATACGCGCCGAATTCGCCGCTCTCAACGCGCTTTGTTAGCGTATCGTTTATTCTGGTGTACAGCACCCAGTCGTCTTTTTTGACGTACTCCGGCCCATCGAACGTTTCGAGGGTGAAGTCAACGGGAGCGATAAAGCTCTCCACCGGCACAGCTTGATCCGATTTTACGGGTTTAACGTGGTGGGCTCCTACAGGGCCATAAGAGCTTTGCGATTTGATCGCATTAGCGAGATAGTCACGAGCCATCTTACGCAGGTCATCAGGATACATAAAATCCTTCTGCGTATCTAGCTCACAGGCTTCCCCCTTATGGCACGCTGAGTACACAACACCGACCACGACGTTATCGGATTCGGCCTTCAACAGTCGTGCGGTATAGTGCCGGGTTGCTGCTGATTTCTGTATCGTCCTAAAATCGTTTTGTGCGTTTATATAGCTTGCGTGTATCTCTTTAGAAACGGCGGCTTTTTCGGGCCGCCTCATCAGTTTTTTTGGTAACGTGCCTCAAGACTTTTAGCCAGCATGAGCCTTTTACGTTGGAACTCCTGCTCAGCACGAGGTACGCCGAGCTCAAGCAGTATCGGATGTGGTAAGGTAAAGTCTATATCTCTACCTAACAATTTCTTTACAGTATGTCCTAATGCAACCCTAACCATCTTATGACCTTTCTCGATGCGGTTTAACTCAGTATCAAACCAGTCAGACCATTTTTCGATTTCATCTGTATTTGGTTCACGAGGTGTGCCATTATCGTGCTTACGCAGGTGTGGTACAAGATACATAAACGCAATATCGTTTCGAGTCAGGTTAAGCGGTTTTAGATACCTCTCATCAAAGATCCTGCCAGGTTTGCCGGTCATCGCTGACTTACGGATTGTATCGTTTGGACTTGGTGATGCCGCGATAAAGAGCACCTGGGCACGAGGACCAATGTATGTTTCAACATCTAACTTTTGAATGTTGTCTGGAGCATCTTCACCTATGTCTTTGTAGTAGCTTCTGAGCGTTGTTTTCATTGATGCGAGTTCATCCGGTGGGATACCTTTTGACTGATTGATTCGTCCCGCTGCTGCTGCAAGTGCTGTTCTGTTTATTTTGAACTGTCCGTTGATTATATCTCCAACAGGGAACTTAAAGTCAGAAAGCTTGTTTGGGTTTGGTGCGCTCCACAGATAACCTCTTTTGAGCTGGCTGAAGTTAATGTCGCCATCGGCGTTCGTAGCTGCTGCAACCATACGCTTTTGTGCTGCACCGGCGTCCCATGCTCCTGTATCCGCTATCGGTGCGTCTTGTTTACCATGAGCGTCCTTATCGACATCTTCTTTGCTCATATTCTGGCACGCGGTCCGTGTCTTCTCACAGTCCTTTTCGGCTTCAGATCCGGTTTCTCCAGCTTTCTCTTTCAGTTTCATACAGTTATCTACGACACCTTGACAACCGCCAGCCTTCTCGACTGATTTTTGGGATTGCTGTACTGTGGTGTTAGGTGGGGTTTCCGGACCTGAACCACCTTGCTGGCATGGTGGACACGCCGGACAATCGGGGCAGCCCTGTGATGACGGTGAAGTCTGGTCGGTGTTGTTCATGCCACTGGGTAAATCCTGTTTGCCGATTCCTTGTTCAGCATTAACGTCTTGCTGCGTAGCAGCTGCTTGTGCTGACTCGACCGCCCCCTCTGCTGCGGTTTGCGCTTCTTGTGCTGCGGCTCGTCTGTTTTCAGCAGCGGCCATGCCACCAGCTTTAGGCATCACTTGCTGGTGTAGTTTCTCCCAGACCCCAGGGGGTAAATACTGCTTGACGCTTTCAAACATCGCGTCAACGTATTGCGGACTGTATGTTCTTTTTTCGATTTCGACTTCTTCAACAGTTTCATTCATCTCTACTTTGGTCCTCTCTAAATTTATCGTTCATATGCGCGCTTCTTCGGAATCTGCTTCGGTTTCTGAGATTGAACCATTCTGTAAAAATCATTCTCAGATAACTCTTGACCATTTACCGTGACCCCACCTTTACCATACATACTCATTGGCGGTAGTCTTGGGGCCATTTTATTCGGGTCAGCGAGTAAACTACTCGGGTTATTTGACGTCGTAGCTTGTGGTCTTTGCTTTTCTATTGACCTAAGCATCGCTTCCTGTTGCTCTGCGCTAGGCTGTGGTCGGCCATCATGAGGCATTAACATCGCATGTCTGACTTCATGCTGTCTTTCTATCTCTTCATCGTGTAAGGTAAGCAAATAGGTAAGCGCGATCTCGGGGGTGATTTGCATAGCACTAAGCATTGCTTTCTCAACGGCAGAGATACCCGGGCGTGACAACATACTGGCACGCATGCCGTCGATCATTGCGTCCCAGCGTTCGAGTAAATCTCCAGACAGGTCAAGCTTGAACGGCTTAAGTTTCTTCTTTTTCTTGGCTGCTTTGGCGAACTGCGCCTCTATTTCTTTTTGCTTGGCCTCGAACTGCTTGAGCTGTTCTTCTTCTTGACTTGCTTGGAGTGCGGCGAGTGCTTCGGGTTCGGAGGCAGTTGAGATAGCTTCTAAGAACTCAACGTCTGCGGTTTCTTCGGTTGGTTGTTTCTCTTGCTCTGGAAAGAGTTTATCATGAAGTTCTTTTTCGATTTCTTCAATGCTCTTTTTATCGGTAGGCTCAATTATAACCTCAGCTTCCTTCTTCTTAGTGACTTTCTTAGTTTTAGGTTTAGCTTCTTTTTTTTCAGCTGGCATTAAATCCTCCTAAACGTGAAATATAATTCCGTAAATCATTTCAGCAATGAGAACACCGGCGATTATGATTATGAGCTCTTGCAGACATTCTTTTATGTTCATTAGATTCTAGAAGTGGAATATGAAATGCGCTATGAATATCCAGACCAACGGCCATCCTATGAACATGAACAAAGCAAATGCCGCTTGCCAGTCTTTTGGTGTATCGGTGATGTCTTTAAGCGCATTGTCTAGTTCTTTCTTTTCTTGTCTTGAAAGCGGTCGCGTTGTTTCTCCGTCTTTGATTACGGAGGCTTTTAACAGGTCGCTCTTCTTGACTACAACTTTCATTGGCTCATCAAGACCGAAGTCTTCAGGATCGTTCCACACGTTCTTGACCTTCATGCTCTGGCTCCGTTCCTGTTTTACTTAGATACCACGTTCGATATTCTTCAGTCATTTAATCTCTCTGAATGGACAGTTACTGATATGGTGTTTGAGCTCCCGTTTTAGCTCATCTATTTGTCTTTCTAACTCTTTAATCCAGTCAACAGTTTCTTTGTCCATACTACGCCTCGGTTATCATCTTCTCAAGCGTCGCCACACGTTCTTCCAACGCCTGTATCTTCTGGACTTTATTAACCCGCTTTTTCTTCTTGCCTTTAAGCCCTGGTATATACGCAACACTAAACTCATCCGTTGGGCTATTCACGTGCACATCTGTACTAGTCGGTTCGCTCTTTGCGGTTTGAGCTGGCACAGTTGTTCC